AGGGAATTGAAAGATGAGGTAGATGAGTACGGAACCGTATGGTCACCTGTGGTGCGTAAGGGGCTGTAGATTGTGTATCTTATAAATATCAGTAATGACAAAGTTTGACTATGGGCGTATGAATAATACGAAGTTTGATTTAAAATAATATGTTAACAAAGGTAATTAGCTAATTAAAGGAGAAAACCTATGGCATTTCAAGTATCACCAGGTGTTCTCGTACAGGAAAGAGACCTAACTAGAATCATTCCTGCTGTTTCTACATCTATTGGGGCTGTTGCAGGCCAATTTACAAAAGGTCCGTTAGATGAAATAATCAGCATTTCTAGTGAACAGGAATTGGTAGACACATTCGGCAAACCTGATGTAAATAACTTCGAGTATTTTTTCAGCGCTGCTAACTTTCTACAATATTCTAATTCTTTAAGAGTAGTACGAGCAACTCAAACATCTACACTTAATGCTTCTACATCTGGAACAGGTGTGTTGCTTAAGAATACAGATGACTGGACAAATAACTATGCCTCAGGCGGGCAAGCTGGTAACGCAACATTTGTTGCTAGGTCAGCAGGCGCTCACGGAAACACTTTACAAGTTTCTGTATGTGCTAACGCAGCCGCTTATGAGGAAGAAGGCGCAACAACTGTTAATGACGCAAGTACAGCAGTTGGTGACACAACTATAACAGCAGCTGCCGGTGCAAACCTAAATGTAGGCGATATAATCGCATTTTCAACTACAGCTGCAACTAACGATTATGATGACGGCGAACAATACAGAATCACAAACATTGCAACTAACGACTTAACTATCGTTCAGCACCCTAGAGGTACTGGCGGTTTAAAAAGAGCAATCACAGATGGCTCTAATATAAGACGAAGATGGAAATATTATGATTCAGTAGATGGCGCTCCAGGAACATCAACATATGTTTCAGCAAGAAACGGTGCAAATGATGAACTTCATGTTGTAGTTATTGACGAAGACGGAGACATTACAGGCGTTCCAGGTCAAGTTTTAGAAGTTTACTCAAAAGTATCTAAAGCTTCAGACGCTAAAACTCCACAAGGAGATGATAACTACTATCCAAATGTAATCTATAATAAATCAGAGCACATTTATTGGACAAAACATCATGCTTCAGGTTCAAACTGGGGTAATGCTTCATCTGGTACAACATTTACAGCAGTAAATGACCCTACTCTTGAATCTTTATCAGGCGGTTCTGATGGTTCAGCAGTAACAACTGGTCAACTAAAAGACGCATACGATAAGTTTGCTGATAGTGAAACAGTTGATGTTGGTTTAATTATATCTGGAAAATGTGATGCTACTCATGTTGAAAACTTAATTACAATTGCAGAGGCGAGAAAAGACTGTGTTGTCTTTGCTTCACCTGAAAGAGCAGATGTAGTTAATGTAACTAATTCAAATACACAAAAAGATAATGTAATTGACTTCTTTAGTACAATTTCATCTTCTTCATATGTGTTCTTTGATTCAGGTTACAAATATATGTACGACAGATATAATGACTTATACAGATTTGTACCACTAAACGGTGACATGGCAGGACTAGCGGCTAGAACTGACCTTATTGCAGACAGTTGGTTTTCACCAGCAGGTTTCAATAGAGGTGTAGTAAGAGGCGCTGTTAAACTTGCTTTTAATCCTACAAAAACACAAAGAGATGAGTTATATCCAAAAAGAATTAATCCAGTATCAACCTTCCCAGGTCAAGGTACTGTATTATTTGGCGATAAAACTGGTCTTGCAAGTCCAAGTGCTTTTGATAGAATAAATGTAAGAAGACTGTTTATCACTTTAGAAAAGGCAATATCAACTGCTTCTAAATTCCAACTCTTTGAATTCAATGATGAGTTTACAAGAGCTAACTTTAGAAACATTGTAGAACCTTTTTTAAGAGAAGTACAAGGTCGTAGAGGTATTACAGATTTCTTAGTAGTCTGTGATGAAACAAACAATACAGGTGATGTTATTGATAGAAATGAATTCAAAGCAGAGATTTTTATTAAACCTGCTAGAAGCATTAACTTCATAACATTATCATTTATAGCAACTAGAACTGGCGTCAGTTTTGACGAAGTTGCAGGTTAATCAGTAGAGGAGAAAAAAAATGGCAAACATTAATGACTTCAAAGCTAAACTTGCAGGCGGTGGCGCTAGACCAAATCAGTTTAAGGTAACAATGCCTTTTCCTGGTTACGCACAAGTTGGTGGAGAAATAGAAGACTTAGCTTTTTTATGTAGAGCGACAGTAATACCGTCAATGACGGTTGGTAATATCAATGTCCCTTTTAGAGGCAGACAAATTAAAATCGCTGGTGACAGAACTTTCGAAGATTGGACTGTTACTGTATTAAATGATACAGATTTTAAATTAAGAAATGCTTTTGAAAGATGGCAGAATGGTATCAACAATATGACTGATAATGAAGGATTAACAAATCCTGTTGATTATCAAGTTGACGCTTTTGTTGACCATTTAGATAGAAACGGAAATACAATTAAATCTTATACTTTAAGAGGATTGTATCCTACTATCGTTTCGGCAATTGACTTGAACTATGAAACAAATGATGTTGTAGAAGAATTTACAGCTACATTTGCTTATCAATACTTTGAAAGTAATACAACTACTTAATTTTAAGTAGATAAATATTACTGAATAAAAAGAGGAAAATATTATGGCTGAACTATTTGGATTTTCGATTACACGATTAAAAAAGCAGTCGGACCCAAAACAAAGCTTTACAGTAGCACCAGCGGATGATGGTACACAAACCATCGCCGCTGGCGGCTATTTTGGTCAGTATCTTGACATGGAAGGTACTGCCAAAACTGAAGCAGATTTAATCCGAAGATATAGAGAAATAGCATTACACCCCGAGTGTGATTTAGCAGTAGAGGATATTGTTAATGAAGCAATCGTGGCGAATGAAAATAAAGAAGCTGTAAGAGTAAATGTAGATAATTTACCTTATGGTAAAGATGTAAGACGAAAAATAGAAAACGAGTTTAAAGAAGTGTTAAGACTTATGCAGTTTAACACTAAAGGGCATGACATCTTTAGAAGATGGTATGTTGATGGTAGAATATTTTATCAAAAAGTTATTGATAGAAACTCTACTAATAAGGGTATTACAGAATTAAAATACTTAGACCCTAGAAAAATTAAAAGAATTAGAGAAGTTAGAAAGAAAAGACCTGAAGGTGCAACAGGTCCTAATATGCTAACAGTAGTTGATGAGTTTGTTGAATACTATTTGTTTAATGAAAAAGGTGTAATGAACTCAACATCTGGTGGTATTAAAATCGCACCTGATACAATTGCTTATTGTCCATCAGGATTAGTTGACCAAACTAAAAATATGGTCCTATCTTATATGCACAAAGCAATTAAGCCTGTCAATCAGTTAAGAATGATTGAAGACGCAACTGTTATTTACAGAATTGCAAGGGCACCAGAAAGAAGAATATTTAAAATTGATGTAGGTAATCTACCAAAACAAAAAGCAGAACAATATTTGCGAGATGTTATGGCAAGATACAGAAACAAACTTGTCTATGACGCCTCAACAGGAGAAATCAGAGATGACAGAAACTATATGTCAATGTTGGAAGACTTTTGGTTACCAAGTAGAGAGGGTGGAAGAGGTACTGATATTTCAACTCTGCCTGGCGGTCAAAATCTTGGAGAAATTGCCGATATAGAATACTTTAGAAGTAAGTTATATCGAAGTTTAAATGTACCAGTTAGTAGATTAGAGTCTAACTCTGGTTTTAATTTAGGTCGTGCTAGTGAAATTACTAGAGATGAACTTAAATTTACTAAGTTTGTACAAAGATTAAGAAAGAAATTTACAGAATTATTTAATGATATACTTAGAACACAATTAGTTTTAAAAGGTATTATTAATGAAGAAGATTGGCAAGGTGTAAGAGATAGTATTACATACGACTTCTTACAAGACGGCCATTTCGCTGAATTAAAAAACACCGAGCTAATGAGAGAGCGATTACAGTTGGCAAATGAAATGCGTGATTACATTGGTAAGTTTTATTCAGTAAGTTATGTGAGAAAAAACATCTTGAAACAAAACGAGAGAGAGATAGAAGATATTGATAATCAAATCAAGAAAGAGATTGATGACGGTATTATATCTGCTCCTACAAGTGATGTTTCAGATACAATTTAGGAGATAAAAAATGTCAGAAAATGTTAAAAATTTTATAGACAATTTAGAAGTAGGCAAAAATGCAGACGCAGGTGAGGCATTTAAAAGTGCATTAAGAGATAAAATGGGTGACGCTTTAGACGCAAGACGAAAAGAGTTGTCAGCGAGTCTTTTTAATCAAAAAGAATCAGGCGAAGTAGAGGCAGAACCTCATAGCGACCCTAAACCAGAAGTTGCAGATGTAGGTACTTTTACACAAGACGGTCAAGTACAAACTACAGCAGACCAAAGTAATGATGGTAAAGCAGAGATGGACTTAACGCAGAATGACGAAACTGAAGCTAAGTAATATTGTTGAAAAAGATTTATATATTGACTCGGATTCTTTTAAATCTCTAAGTCCTAAAATGAAGGACGCCGTAAGAGAAATCTTTGAGAGTATAAAAGAAAGCACAGACGATATAATAAAAAGTTTTGAAGGCGCCGTAGATAAGGTTGCTGAGAAATATAATATTAATACTAAATTATTTGATGATTATTTTGATAGAGAAATAGAAGAACAATTAGGAGAGTAAAATGGCAAATACAGTAATAGTAAAAGGGGAGTTTATTAATAACCCTAGTGCTAATAACATTGGTCTTGCTCATTTTGTTCATTGTGTAGCAACAGCTAATACGCAAACAGTTATAGTAAAAGAATCTGGCGGAACAACATTAGGTAACATATATCTACACTCTGCTGGCGATTCTATTATAATTGAAAAAGGTACTACTGATACTATCACAATAGCAGATGGTCATGCTAGTGCTGTTGGTTCACCAAGAAGTTAATTAAAATGACAATAACGACTACAAAGTTAGTTGATGATAACTTTAAGATAATTACCAACGCAAATGGTGTTGGTGGTGAGTTTCAACAAAAATTAGTTGATGTTGTCAATAGTAATAATGCAAGTAGTGAACCAAAAGTTTCAATTGCAAATATGCAGTATGAAATATTAGGTACAGGTAATTTA